CGTAGGCAGATATCTGTGCAATATAACCAAAGGGATCATCCTCTGCTAACTTGTTATGTTTAAACTTGTCGAATCCAACGCCACTAGCAGACTTACAATCAACAACGACGCCATCAATAATACAATCCTGATGTCCGGTAACACCTTCTACTTTCACCTCCTTTTGCTGGTCTGTTACTTCATGTCCTGATATAGTAGAACATAAAAGTAAAAGCTCTTCAAGAATATAACCATACAGAAACTTGATGCGAGTAGCTGGTGTTAGGTCAGCCTGATCAAGTGGTTTATTAACATCATACCAGATGCGGCGATCTGGCTTGCCAATAGCAGAGAGCCTGAGATTACCACGATCTTTAGGTATATCATATAAGAAATCTTTTATGTGAACCTTCAGCATTTCACCAAAGGTATCTATGTGCTTGTCTACCTCATTCTCGTCCATGTCTATAGGATCAAGTGTAAATAAACTATATATATCTTCAACGAGAGTGTCTATTGTTTTCATAATAAAAAGGAGGAGAGAGTAAGGACCAGAAACTCCCTCCTCCTTCCTTTCTACGCTAAGTTAAAAGGGAACAGCTTCGCTCTGCTGCACGTAACCTCCATCAACAGGGGCAAAGTCTTCACCCCCACCTCCAGAGTATTCAATGAAGTCAACTACCTGCACTGCTGCAAGGTCAGCAGATACACCAGACTTTCCAGCGTAGTTCCACTCAAATGGGATAGCTTTGACATTTACTTTACTGCCATTAGCTACCAGCTTGCCATCCCACAGATTGTTCTGTGAGTCTTTGACGATAGGCGCTTGACGTTGCGTACCATCCTTACGCAAAACCTTGCGCTTGATAGTTACAAAGTCACCACGATCATCGCCTTTGTTTGCAATGGGAAGGCCAGCACCTTCGATGACTGAGCGATTGTCATCATCGACTTCGATCTGGATACTCCACACCGGATCAAACTTGGTGTTAGGCTCCGTGATAGAAGCATAGTGGCACTTACCAGAAATGTAAATAGGATCGTTCATTCTATTCTCCTTTAAAAATACCGCACCATTGCGGCCATGAGTGGGGATCATTCCCCGATGCTGTCTACTACAAAACAACAGCATATATTATACCATAGAAGTTTGTAGAAGTCAATACCTTTAATGTGTTTCTGCCCAATTATTTCCAACTTTATAATCACAGTCCAGATCACACTTAAAATTTAGTATCTCTTGTGTAGTTTTCATAGCCTCCTTTGTTACCTTGGTAAAGCTATTTATGTCTGGCTTGGCTACCTCAAACTGGTACTCGTCATGCACAGAGGCTACAAGCTTGGCATCTAGCCCATGCTCCCAGATCATTCTGTCCATCTCTACCAGCCACTGCTTGCACACGATAGCACCTGCACCCTGAAGCAGAGTATTAAGGGCTGCATGTTCATGCCTGATATGTAGTTTCCTACCATCAAGACCTGTGATCTTACCAGACATAGCTGCTTTTGTTACATTATTTCGTAGTGTATTTAACTTTGGCATGTTCTTCAGAAACTTTGCTATTAGTTCCTCACCCTCTGCCCATGAACCACCAACAACAGTTCCTATTTTACTAGGACCAGCACCATAGAGAAAGGCATAAATAAAAGTCTTTGCCTGATCTCTGGTCTGCAATCCAGCAGCCTTCTGATTGGCAGTGTGAACGTCACCTGTAAGAACTTCGTTGGTGAACTTCTTATCACCCATATAATGTGCAAGACAACGAAGCTCAAGACCACTGGCATCTGTACCAACAAGCTGATGGGTATCAGGATTGGAGATAGTCCATAGTTCACGACACTCCTTACCATAGGGAGAATACACAGCAGGAACCTGTGCCATGTTAGGCTTGTGATGTGCCATGCGTCCTGTGATAGTTCTCAGTGTTAGCACCCTGCCATGCACCCTGTCCTGATCACTACATTCCTGTATCCAAGACCTGAGAAGACCTGTTCGCTTCTGTAGAAGAAAGTAACGAGAGAACATCTGTGCCTCTGGTAAGTCAATTTTATCCAGAACTGCCTCATTTATTACTGCCCTGCCTGTCTCAGTGTGTTCAGTAAACTTAACACCCATCTCTTCCAGACGTTCTGCAATATGTATGCGGCTGGCAATATTGAACTCTATCACCTTATCTTTCAGGGGCTTACCTGTCTTCTCTGATATTCGCTTCTCCACTTTGGCGGGAAACATATCGTGCGCTTTCTCTTCAAGTTTATATAACTCATCAGAGAGATTCGCTTCCAGTATCATTGCTCCCATAATGTCAAAGGCAAAGCCATTCTCCTGTTGCTTATCTACAATGCTACGAACCTGACGTTCTAGATTGTAAGACCTGTCAGAAAAGTCTTTGCCTTCTTTCTCTAGAGCCATGCCTAGCTTCTGTGTTACGTTAACATCTTGCTTGCAGTACTCCAACATCTCAGGAGTGTAGTGACTGTAGTCATTGTATTCCATCTTCTCAGAGCCTAGACGTTTGCCCCAAGCCTCAAGAGAGTGACCACCATCTCTCACAGGATTATATAGTTGAGACTCAATTAGTGTATCACGTATCTGATCTAGCCTGATATCAGAACCTGTGAGCCTGTTAAGAACAGGGGCGTCAAAGCTGATACCATTATGCATAATAAAAGTATCAATGCGCTTTGACCACTCCCTGAACTCACCGCACTCATCCTGCACCCACTGTCTAGTCTCTCCCGTGTCGTACTTCTTAGCTACAATACAATGTATTTGTTTTGCGTTAATGCTATCTGTTTCAATGTCCACCACTGCTTTCATTTTTCATATCCACTAAGTATGCATCTGTAACTGGTATGTGAAAGAATTTTTCACCCTTTCTGATGTTACGATTAGAAACTTCTTTAACTTCACAGTCTAGCAGTGTGTTACCATCCACATGCCAAGCCTTTGTGCAGTCATGATTGAAGACTACGAAAGTAAGTATGTCATTATAACATTCATTCTTCCACTTGTCAAGAAGTCTTTTCTTGCGATATGGAATACGTAGTTCTTTCCAACTGTCAGGCCACTCGTCAGTTTTCCAAGAGTATTTTACTTCTACCTCCCATAGAAGTCTAGGGTGACCCTCTGGTCCTCCAGTGCAAACAATGTCGAAGTAAGTAGTTTCGTTTGTATCAATATTGCTGTGATCATTCTTGAGCCATGCAACCATAGCATCTTTTGCAGCTTTGTCAGCCATATCATATAATGCTTTGTCAAACTTTTTCTTAACCGTCATTGTCATTCTCCAAGAAAGGGTTTCCAATTTGTGTCATACGTCCGGTCTGTCCATCATAGTGCAGATAACAGGCTACGCCAGTGTCTCCAGTGTACCTGTTCTTCAGAATACGGATAGTGGTAGTATTAGCTTCTACAGGATCATCTGCTTGTTGATCACGCTCCAATGCAACCACTGCATCAGAGAGGTGGGCAATGGAGGCAGAGCCTCGCAGATGCGAAAGCGTAACCTCACGACCATTCTCATGACCGTTGTCACCCGATGGCCTACGCAAATGACTGACCAGAAGAAGCGCAATGCCTGTCTCCTCCACAAGAGAGCGAAGCTTGGTCATCAGAATGTCGATAGACTTACGCTCATCTCCATTGTCCTCCTGTCCAGATACAAGGATAGATAGGTGATCAAGGAAGACCCACTTGCAATCCAGACCCTTTGCCATGTACCTGATACGATCAAGTATCTCATCATTACTGATGCTGCCAAAGTGATCGAAGGCAAAGAACCTACCGCTACCAATGGTCTTCTTCTCATATGCATCTAACTGTTCTTGTGTATATTCCTTACGAACCTCTCGAATGTACAGCCTAGCATTAGCTTCGACACTCATGATGTTGAAGGCAGTCTGCTTGGTGTTCTCCTCCATAGCAAGCACACCAATATTATCTTCAGTGTTCTGCATGATATGATACATAAGCTCACGCATGATGCTAGACTTGCCCATACCAGCGCCAGAAGTAAACGTGACAAGTTCTCCGGTACGCATACCATATGTCTTGTCATTCATGCCTGACCAAGGATATAGGCAGGTCTGGTTCTCTGTCTCATCATAGAGAGATGCACCAAGGTCAGCAAGATTAATGATACCTGCTGGTGTATAGGTGCGAGAGTTCCACCATGCTTCTGTAAACTTCTGCCTTTGTCCTGTCTTGAGATACTCATTGGCATCCTTCAATTCAAGGTCAACGATCTTACACTTGTTGGGTTCAAACAACTTTGCTACTTCTTGTGCTGCCTTCTTACCCGGCTCGTCATTGTCGAAGCACAGCACCACGGTATCGAACTTACTGAGATAACGAAGTGCTTGCTTACAGTTCTTCAGTGCAGATGCTGCACCATTCTTGAGAGAGACAGAGGGCCACTTGGAACCCATCAACTCATAGGCACTCATAGCATCTAGCTCACCCTCACACACGGTGATGAACTTGCCGCCCTGATTGAACAGGTTCTGACCAAACAGACCACAGCTAGATAGATCACCCTCTGACCAGAACTCTTTGTCACTGGTACGACGAAACTTGCTGCCGATATGTTTGCCGTTCTCATCGTAATACTTGTACTGGTGATGAGTAATCATGTTGCCACTCTTAGCAACAGAGACATCATACTTCTTACATGTTG